AGCCCCATTGCGCATGGTTGTTCGAAATGCATAATATGCTATAAACGCGTTATCAAACGTGTTAAATATGGAGGTTTCAGGTGAACCGGAAGCTCTTCCGTCACCTTGGAAATACATGGTACCTAAAGTACTCTTCCCTCTGTTGCCATATTGTGACTTATGTAATTCACTTACGTGCGTGTGGTATTTAACCTTAAAAGCACGCATCAATATCATTTTCTCCAAGGTCCTAGATAAATTTGACAATCTACCGTCAAACCTGCTCAAATCGGAATTACAAACAGTTTGGGAATTTGCGCATAATTGTGCTACTCTAGTTGCAATCATTTTAGGTGTTTTCCCAAACGCATACCATTTCAATCTCTTAGATACAATATCTAAGGCATAGATATATGCTGAATACTCAGCTTTCCTTTTATCATCAATGGTTGAAATGTTGCGTGGTGGTTTGGGCTCAGCATACAATTCAGCTTTCTGGAATGCTTTGATAAAGTCCCTGGGGCTAATCAAAGCTGCCATGTATAATTTCCGTCTTTGTGATTTTCTGGGTTGTCGTTTCATAACTTCATCAAAGTCAACTGGAAACAACTGCTGTTCCCATTCTTGAGGAATTAAGAAACTGACAAACTCAGACATACACTTAGACATAAATCTCTTCATTGGTAAAGCTTTTGTTTGTATGTTGGTGATCCTTTCTTCAATACACCATTTTTCATTTGCTTTATTTACATCGGGTGCCCAAGCTTCAGGGATTATTGGATCCATGAAGGCTGCAACCTTAGTAGTGGACTGATCATCAAGATCAAGTCCGTAAGAATATCTCAAAACTCCAGGAGCAACCGGATAGACAGTTTGTAAAGATTCAGACTTTTTCTCCTGATGGTATGCCAAAAGCATCAAAGCTTCCGCTTTCCCATTGGATTCAGGTAAATCTTTAATAGCGTCTAAACATGGTCCTAGACTGAGATCATAACTACTCGTTCGTTGAATCAGAGATATAGCTTGATCAATGGTGGCAGGGACAGTAGCAGACAAAAACTGTCCTTCCTGGCCTGTTGAAATAAACACTCCCTTATCTGAAATAATTTGAAGTCTATTAAAGCCATTATCTTGTTTCATTTGTAGCCGTTGTAATTTCTGTGCGGTTATGACATTACCATAATATGTTATAGTGGGGCCATACCAACTAGCAATTGGGACAACAAGCACTAACTCATGGTCAATGCCAGTAAATTTCCTTTCTACCTTATAAGCTACATTGAAAACTGGATAACCATACACATTCAGTGTAACAATAAACTCTTCTACACTCCAATTCCACACTTCACTAACATAGGTCCCTGATCCAGTGACGTTGTAAGTTACAATGTTATTGGTAAATGTATAAGCAAAATTATTTGTTACTCTTGATACTTGCTTAGGTTGAAATGCATAAATTAAGCAAGGCATGCGATTTATCAACAAGAATCTGTTCATGTCAACGTAATAGTCAACATCAGTCATAACACAAATACTGTGTTCTGGAGGGTCAAATTCAGCAAACTCAACATTTAAATCTTTAGCTAAGTAGTGATAACGTGATCCTTGTCGATTATTACGTTCATCTGCTCGACCTTTTTGATGGTAATAGGCCTTCCAGCCTGTCACATTGCAAAAATGGTCGGAAAAATATGTCGACGCATTACGCTCCGCTGCTGCAGCAGGATGTGTGTGGTTTTCCATCTCTTTATTCGCGAACATAGGCATGTCATTAAACGCGTTTCGTAAGTCTTCAGCATCTTTACCATGTGGAACAAAATAATTCATAGTCAATGTTCTCCAAGTAAATTCCCACATGTGTTGAATGACAATTCTTCTCGTTCGCTGTATATGTGATCCAAACCATCCATAACCGCTTGTTGAAGGTTCAACCCTTGCCCAAGCCATTATTTGGAAGAAAAGGTTCACATATATTCCGATGTAAAATGAAAAGACAAATCCATACATGAATTTCAAAACTGCATCAAGTATAGAAGTGTCATATTGCAAACATGTATCACACTCAAAAGTTAGTGTAGTTGACATGTCGAGGTAATTTGCTTTGTTGTTAAAGTGTTGTACTTTAACACAATTGCAAGATACTGGAACGGGGGTCATTACCATGTGTGCGAAGATTAATACTACCAACACACGGGCAATTGTCTTATACTTATTATCCAATAGGTTAATCCACAAAGCGTACCAAACAGGGCCCGCAATGTAGAATAAAACCGAACGGCTCAAAATAGCAAAAGCTGTTGGGCCGATCAGCAGAAAATAGCTTATGAATAAAGTAAGTATTATCCCAGTGATTATTTTGAACTTAAGGTTCCTTCTACCAAAGTCAGTCCAATAAAACTTTGGTAAGTCCCATGTCTGTCTAATGACAGAATTTACTGTAGCTGCAGGGAAAACACAGCCGCACAGGTCCGAGATCGCCGTAGCAACCCTAGAAGATCCAGTTGAGAGTACAATACTCATTAGGATTAAAGTTCCTTGTTAACCCGAGGGGGAAACAGTAGCTCTGTTTATAGCTCCACTCCTATATAAGGAGCACAATAACACCCGCCCGTACCGCGACCCGGGATAATCA